ACGCCACGCTGTCTACGGTCTACCAGCAGGAGCAGGAGCCATCCAAGCCCGCTGGTTCAACGGGTGGCCTTACCAGACCACGTTCCTCCTGTTGGATGATGACCTGGCCGGTCGCAACGCCGCTGCCAAGATCCGAACGGCCCTAGAAGACTTCGATGTCCAAGGTATTTTCCTGCCAGGTGGACGGCTCGCAGAGGCATTGGCCGAAGGCTGGGTACCCCCAGCAGTAGACTGAAGTGCAATGTCTAACCCTGCCCGGTCCAAAGGCACCGCCTTTGAGAATGAAGTCCTTGTCGCCCTGCAAGAGATTTGGCCCGACGCCGACAGAGCCAAGGCAGGCAACAAGTCGGACGACTTCACCGGGGTACCCATCCCCGTGGAGGCCAAGCACCGGAAACAGTGGGACATCCGGGAATGGGTGCGGAAGATACGGGCCGTGGCACCCGACCACCAGTGGGCCATCGTGGCTGCGGACGGAGACAGACGACTGTCGATGTCACCGGGCACCGTGGCAATCGTGGACGCAGAGTTCCTGTACGAACTACTGGAGGCCTGGGACATGCTGGGTGTGCCAGAGGAACTGGCCGATGAGTGAGCCCTACAAGCGCACCCGGGAACAGAAGGTCCACGACTTCTCCAACGCCCGGCAGTACGAGGAGTATGTAGCGGAATCCATCGGGATACCCGTTATCACCCGGTTCGACGCCACCGATGACTTGGACATCTGGGTACCGGGCTACTACGTCGAAGTCAAAGAGAAGAACCAGAACTACACCCAACGCTGGCACCTGATCGACGGGATCCCCGAACGTAACCTGTTCGTAATAGATGAACTGACTATCCGACGGGCCTGCACCAAGTACCCTCATGTGTTCTTCCTACTCAAAGACAACGTAGGCGGGGATGAACCACGGCTCTACATCGTCCCCATCTGGGAACTGATAGCCGTAGAACGGGTTCGTAGGGACCGGAACGGCAAGGGCAAGTGGATCCTCAACCTAGACAACTTCACCAGGATCGCTGACGAAGCCGACATCCCCGCCTTTGCCATACTTGCCCTCGTCAAACAACTCTGGTTGACATCAGAGTGTCAAACGAGACTGGAGGTCCCGGAAGTATGAGCCTCAACACCTTCCTTATGCTCTGTAACACCTGGATCTTCTGTAGTCTGATCTACCGCCAGATCCGGCTCCGACGCAGGGAAGCGGAGATAGAGGAAAACCAGTTTTGGATGGCCAAGATGAGAAAGTGGAACTGAGAGGAAACCGTGGCACTCACACCAACAGGTGAAGACAGGACAATGACCAGGCTGGCGCTTCTGGAGGAGCGGGAGAAAGACGCCGCCCTGCTGAAGGCGAAGTGGAAGGCCGAACGGGAAGCCAGGGCCAACAGGAACCGCCGCCTGCCAAGTCCCGCATGATCGTAGGGTTTGGCCACCGGGCCCAGGTAGGTAAGGACACGGCAGGGGACTGGCTGGTAAAACAGGGTTGGGAACGCCTAGCGTTCGCAGACCTGGTCCGGCAAGTCCTTTACACCCTGGACCCGGTGGTCGACCCCGTATCAACCGACTACTACTTCTGCCTCAAGAACATGGTCGACAAGATGGGCTGGGAGATAACCAAGAGCAACCAGGAAGTCCGGGGTCTGCTCCAAAGGCTGGGCCATGGCCTGCGTGAGATCCTGGACCCTGCCGTGTGGTGCAGACCGGTAATCAGAGAAGCCGAACTCCTAGACGAGTCGGGCACCAACGTGGTCATCACCGATGTTCGATACATGAACGAGGTGGAAGCCATCTGGAAAGCCAACGGAAGGGTCTACCGGATAGACAGGGATGTGCCCCTCCTCAACCACTCCGGCGAGGAACAGTTGGACGAGTTCCAGGGCTGGGACGGGGTCATTGACAACAACGGGTCAATCAACGACCTATACGGTCAGGTCAAGGCCCTGGTTATGGACTACACGCTAGATGTAGATTGACCCCATGAGCAGGGTCACCAAACTCGTCGCAGCGATCACAGCACTCCTCGTAGCGGTCGGCACCCTTGTCGGCACCATCAGCATGACCATCGGCAAGGGGCCGGACACCTCAGGAGGGATTACGATTGTCTTGAATAGCCCGGAGGCTTACGAGACCTTCCTCGCTGAACACCCATCGAACGGCTGACGGAGACACCATGGGGCTAATAGCAGGTAGCGACACCTGGGCTGTTTGGACGACCCAGACAGGCACCGAAGGGCACCCGACCTCGTTCCACTACGCCCCCACCGAAATGGGGTTCATCCATGAGGTCCACCCGACAGGGGAATGCCTCTGCGGGCCCCAGCGGATAGATGTCTGGCATGAGACCCCCGATGGGGAGATGTTCATACCCCACTACCGGCATCAGGCCTTAGACGGTGTCTACTACGACGACCTGGAAGCCGACCCGTTTGAGGGCTAGGACGTTAGCCCGCCAACGACGGGTCGTAGTCCAGCGCACCAGGTTTGGCAAACACCGCTGGATCGCCAGTCTCCTTGAACTTCTCCATTTTTGGGTTGAGGCTCGCACCGCCTACAAAACTATTTACAGAGATGGAAGCCAGGGCCTCTCTGGTTCTCGCCGGGTCGAATGACTTGCCGCACTCCGGGCACCAGATCGTTGGGCGAGACTCAGGGTCTGGCTTGAACTCGCAGTTAGGGCAAACATCTTCGTTTGACATCGGCTAGTCAGTCAGAGATGAGGTTCCCTTGGTGCCCATCCGCTGGGCTACAACGCCCTTCAGGACGGCCAACGCAGCAGCGAACCCGGCTCCTGCCATCAGTTTCCACTGGTCGACCCCCAGGTCGAACACTGAGTTGGAGGTCATGGCCCCCAGGGCAGCCTGCAAAAATGTGGCCGCCAGTCTCTCTACAAGATCCTTAGTAAACATATTTTCTTACCCCTTACCAGTTGTCGTCGTACCAGTTATCGCACCACACTCTTGTGCGGCACGCCTGTTCGTTCATGTCGGTCCTCCACCACAAATCCCCCAACTCCCAGCCGACCTCCTCTAGCCGCTGCTGGATCGCTTCGATGTCGTCAACCCACTCAGGCTCCCTATCGGCATCAAGCAACAGGGCAGCAACCGAATCCTGTAAGTCTTCAAGGTCGTCGGATAGATCCTCGTAAGCCGCCTGCTCTACCGCCACCAAGGATTCGACCATGTCGGTCGTGGCTAGATCAGATAGATCAACCGGTTCCGGTGCAGGAATCGCCTGGATTGCTGCTAGTAACTGGGCACTGGTAACGAGGTCGCTGGTGTCTACGACCTCAATAGCCGCCACCGAATCTTCCAGTATGTCGATACGGCTCGCAACCTGAGCGGCGTTCCAGGTCACCACAGCCGACACGGCCACAATCGACCCCACAAGGCCCAAGGTCAGTTTGGAGACCTGAACCTTCTTTAGTTGGTCGACCACATCGTCAGACATCAGTCCGCTTTCCTCAGAACAACCGTAGCCAATAGGCGATGTCGCTTGAGCGCCTGGGATCTATCGTAAACCCCCAGGGCTCTGGTCTGGACCTGCAACACTTCATAAACCTCAGCAGCCTTAGTAATCGGCCAGTCGATGTCCTGATAGTTTACTCGCCTCTGTGTCAATGCTGCCAGGGTCCTGGCCCGCAGGGTCCCAGCCCCCGGTGCGTTCTCAGGCAGGGGGTGACCATTCAGCCCCCGCACGCTGTCCCCGCAATCTACAACGATTGACACCACTGTGTCACGCAGACCGATGGCATGGTATTTGACCTGCACAAAGTTCAGAGTCGTCGTGGCCGTGCCGCTCCCCACAAACACAACCTTGTATTGGAGAGACCGGGACGACGACGACAGCCTCGTACTCTGAGAGGTGCCACCAACCGTGTCCAACGAGGACAAGGCCGTGTAGGTGGTCCCCTCGTCAATCGAAACGTGCGGAGTGACGGAACAACCGGTCGCAATAGGAGGGGTCAACACAACGATCTCGTCCCAGCCCTTAGCCAGGGCGCTCCCACCGTCGATGCGGGACCCGATCAGGGTCCCAGCGGTCAGGAACGCAGTGGTCGACTCCTTCTTGATGCCATCCCCCACAACCGAATAGACGACCCTCCCGTCCCACACATCCGCCCCGTAGACATCCCCGGCGACCGCCTCGTCCGACTCAAAGAACTTCGCATACCCGCCGGTCTCCAGGTCGTAACACCCCAGGCCTGTCTTGTTCCCGGAAGTCATCTTCTTCCACCCCCAGAACACCTGGTTGTCTCTGGCGGTGAACTCGCCCACAGCATGGTCGTCGGCGGTGGCCTTGTCAGCCAGTTCAGTAATAAAGAACGGGGTCAGAGCCCCGGTCTGCGGGTCCGGTACACCCCTGTAGATGTATGCGGTGCCGGTGCTGCCGGTGCTTTGCCGGTAGGCCCGCACAAAGATGGAGCCCCCAGCGGCGAACACTTCCCGGGGGGACAGACCAGGTGGCATGTCCCAGGCCACAAACGGGTACTGGGTGTTGCCGCTGCTGTCCAGGCCCAGGGGCCAGGCGTAGACCATGCCCCGGTTGCCCTTGTAGGCGCAGAAGTAGACATGCCCGTTGGCTTCAGCGAAACTCCCCACAGTCCAACCTTGACCTAACGTCAGGTGGCCCCCGGAGCGTTCCTCTGTCCCCACATCGCTTCCCCCTCCGATGGAGAAAGAGGTGAACCGGTTGGGGGTGGAAGAACTGTTGGCGATCACCCCAGCGCAGATCCGGCCCGCTGCGTAGGCGACGGTGTGGGCCACCGCAGCATTCCACTGGGTGGTGATAGCAGAGGTTGTCCCCCGCAGAATCCCCTCCGCCCCACACGCCGCATACCAGTATTGACCGTCGGATGTCAAATCTTGGATGTTGCCTGGGTTACCACCATGGGCCAACGTGAAGGCGCTGCCCGCCGATGGCGACGCCGCATTCGTGTACGGGGTCAGGGTAGCCACAGCGGTCTGGACATACAGGGTGACCCCAACCACCACCAGTCGGGGTGTGGCGTAAGTGTTAGCGGCCATCTCCGGGGTCGACGCCAACAACTTGATGGAGCCCGGCTCAGAGAACGGATCCAGGCCCTCGCTAGACAGGAACATCGTAGAGTCGCTGTCCTGACGGTTCAGGAACGTCTGGCCCTGGCCCCCCACCCAGGAGTCCCCCGACCCGAACGAATACCGCTCCACTGCCTGGTCGAACGGGGTGTCCCCCGTAGCCAACCGGTCAGGGATCAGAGGAATAGTGGTCTTCTCGTACCCCTCCCCCTCAGCGGACTCCGCCAGGATGTAACCCGTGCCGTCAATGGCTATGTCATACACCGTCCCAACAGTGGACAGCGCAGTGATACTGGCCGGTTCCGTGAAGTCCGTTTCCAGGACAATCTCATCGGCAGCCATTACGTCGTCGGCACCCGGTTGGTGTTCCTGGCCTGAACCAGGATCTTATACTTGAAGTCGTCCAGGAACGCATAGTTCAGGACGTAGGACGATGCAGTACCGGTCACCCAGTCGGTGTCGAACAGTTCCACATCGGTCTCAAACTCCAACAGCCTGACCCGGTACGCCTGCTGGGCCTCACCCGTACCCCCATGGGCGTAGGTCCAGTTCAGGGTCATTGCCGCCAGCGAGTTCATCACATAAGTGGAAGCAGTCCCCTTGTTGGTCGCCCCAAACAGGACATCACCCGGCGTGAGGGTCGGCTCCCCCAGGTTCAGTGTGTTGATGTCCTCCGTGTCAGGGGCGCTGGTGTAATAATCGGCGTCCCCGATACCAATAGTCTGCGGGCCACGAACCGTGACCTCAACAGTCAGATCAGTGTTGCCATGCAGATCCAGCGCCTCGCCATAGATGGCTGCCAGATCGGTGGCGTGGGTGG